TATTATTATTTTATATGATAACGGAGGGAAATCAACTGAATGCTGAGCGTTTATAAAGGTCTCCCTCGTCCCAATCTCGGTTAATTAATTATCTGGAAAGCAAAGTCAACTGTCTTAGCAGAATTTTTTGAGAAGTTCGTTCTGTAATGATCTGCAGATCTATCATTGCCTTTTTAACCCGTGCAAGTTCTTCAGAGCCTAACTTTGTTGCTGCATCCGTTAACCCGGCTTTCTTTAAAATAGCATCCGGTTTCAAAAGTTTTAAATCTATTGAATCCTGAGTAAGGCCCTTCTTTTTACCCTTTACCACAACCTGCATACGTGATATTAACTCAGTTAGAGTTATTGGCCGATTCTCAGCTGTTAATTCTGCCACAGCCACATCAACCGGTGACACTTTACCTTTTTCCTTTTCTTCCTCGCCTTTTTCTTTACCTTTACTACTGCCGGATTGTCCGGACCATACAACATCTGTAGGGTCACCTTGGCGGTATATGTCCCCAACCGTCAACCCTTCCTTAGTCCTAAATAGCTCCGCCACAAACATACCCTCTTCACCCTGGAAGCTTTCACCTGGTTCCTTTTCACCGGGGTCCTCATCTTCTTTCTGTTCTCCTTCGAACTCTATCTGCAGTCCAGGTTGTATCTTCTGCTTTAACTTTAATAAATCCAATACAACTTTATCATCTAAAGAGGCTAGAAGCTTCTCATGACCCGGGTAAGTCGGCTCATCAATCGCCGGCTTAGGTACCCCGTCGATTACTGCACCGATCTCTTTAGTACTCATGCCAGATTTCTTAACTTCCTCAATCCTTGCTTTTAAGTTTTCCGGGCCGCCCTCTTTTATATACCCTATCCATTCATCAACACCCCTAGGGGCTTCTTCAGCAACTGGCTCTTCTGGCTCAGCTTCTTCCGGATTTCTTTCTCTAAATCTTCTTTCAGCCTCATCAGCGCTAGCCGCGGATCCTCTCTTACGTTCAGCTGCTTTTATAGCCTCAGGATTTTGCTCCATCCACTTGCGCTGTCCACCAGCATCTTTAAAAGCGGTCTGCATTGCCGCCCTAGATTCAAATCCGAGTAATTTTGCCAGTTCTGCACGAGTTTCTTTTTCTAATATAATAAACCTAGATAATCGAAGAACGTCTCTTAAAGACAGGCTTTCTGTTTTTACCCTATAATCATCAGGTTTAACCTCAGCAATGTCTGCCTCTGCCTTTTCAACATCAAAACCACCTAGCTCTGGCTTAGGATTAAATGTAAACTTAATTTGAGGGTGAGTTTTTTGTATTAGCGGTAAGATTTTAGTTCGTATATGCCCGGCGTACGGGCTAAAGGTCGCAGCTGCACTCTCTTCAACCCCATGCTTAAGCAAAAGCTTGTTAATTTGCTTAATAACAGCACCGTCCTCGTGAACCGCCTTTATGGCACCCTGTTCGTCGCGTGGAGCATCAGTCACTTCTGCATCCTCAGGTGCAAAAGCCTCCGCTATAGAAGGACCCGCGCTTGGTCCTTCATACTGCCTAGCATCCGGCTTTTTTGACTTTCCAAGCAACACACCTTCAAAAGGAATTAATGTTATAGACTTCGGACCAACAATCCTACCTAAATAGCCTTTTTTTCCACTTGCTTGCTGCTTTTTAATATTACTCTTATCAATTTTAACTATCTCTATATCCTTTTCCTTCGCTAACGTGGCTTTTAGAACCGCTATCGGTTGCTCTCCTTTATACGCTCCATGCATACCCTTTGCTAAATCCCCAGTATCTAAACGTGCACCTTGTCGAGCCGCTTGCTTTACCCCAGCTGCAGCTGCTTTTGCAATCCCTCGTATCTTATCTGAAAAACCTTCTTCAAGCAGTTCTTTTTGTGACATTTTAGCCATATACAATATTTAGTCTTGAAAATGAAAATTTATATCTATAATACACTATATGGATCGTACTAAAATTACAAAATTACCTACGGCGAACGGAAATATGCCGTTGTCTGAACAAGAAAAACTTAAAGTAATTGAAGATGCTGCAGCAGCTTATGAAAAATATCTCGACGCACTGCGAATCGATTGGCGAAACGATCCTAACAGTAGTAATACACCTAAAAGAGTAGCTAAAGCCTTTGTAAATGACTTAGCTGCTGGTTGTTATAACGATTTACCTAATGTAACCGCGTTTCCATCGGATGGTTATGATGGAATGGTGTTTCAAGGCGGTATTCCTGTTAAGTCTTTTTGTTCTCACCACCATTTACCCTTTGCTGGTAGAGCTCATGTAGCTTATATACCGTCTAAAGATGGTAAAGTTATTGGATTGAGTAAGTTAAATAGAATTGTTGAACATTATGGTAGAAGACCTCAAATACAAGAAGGTTTAACGATGCAAATTCATAACGCTATTGATGAAATTTGTGAAGGTAACAAAGGCGTTGCAGTAATGATTTCTGCTACACATACTTGCGCTTGTTTGAGGGGTATTAAGCATGATGGTTGTGAAATGAAGACTAGTCGACTAAGTTCTGACTTTTTAGATGATTTTGCGACAAGAAATGAGTTTTATCAGTTTGTTTCTGACTGGAGAGGTCAATGCATCTAATAAGACGCCTCTATTTCTTCATCGGCGATGTTTTCTTGACTGACATCAATAAGAGCATCTAGATGTTGTTCAATAAAATCTTTACTTACTAAGATTTTGAATAGGTTAGTAGATCTGTTACCTACCGAAAAAGGGATATCTTTAAATTCTTTATTACCAATCTTAAGATCAAAGTTAACTACTGGTCTTTCCTCCGTGTTACCAGCACCGACATTAATAACAATGTCATCTACCTTATCTTTCATGAGGTGTTTGTTATTAACCGTCTTAAAGAGTACCTTATTACCCTGTACCTGTACATCTTCACCATGAATAACGTTAAATGCACCGTTACCAGAGTCAAGTTTCGATGGAATTTGACCAATACCATCCACATCAAAGAACTCAATGAGTCCTAAGACTTGTTTCTCTAAAAAGAATTGGTCAAACTTTTTCATAGCAACTGCTATTTATGAGTGTGGTCAAGTGTTTTCAATATCCTCGTACCCAACATTAAACTGATCCACTACTTCAATCTCATCAACTACCTCTTCACCTATATCCACTACTACAGAAATGTTAGCACCGGCAGCTGTAGCTAATTCTGTTATAGCACCAATTGCCTGAGCGGCTATACCCGCAATATCTGGTCCTACACTACCACATTCTTCCGATTCGATATCTACTCCCATCATTTCATCACCCGTAACAATAGGGCCCTTAGCTCCAATAGATGCAGTTTGTGCACCGTGCCCTAGACCTACACTCTCCTGTACCTTATGGTAGGCATGCTCTAGAAGTTGCTTTTGTTTACGCTTCTCGTCTCTCATAATATTATTTAATTGATTGTTAATATTTCTTCTATAGCTTGCATATCATCTTTTGAAGTAATAACTTCCGCTGGTACAAAATACTCCAAGCCCTGTTCCATATCCTTCTCAATCTTTTTTCGAACTGTAGATCCACGCATGCCTTCCTCTTGACTTGGTATTTGAACTACATTAACATATGGATATTTTTCAACATTATCTTCAAAGTACTTGTAACGTTTAATGTCACCTTCGTCAACTGTACCGTCTTCATTTTCACGAGGGCCGCCAGCACCAACAAGCAATGTATTGTCTAAATGCTCATCAGCAAAGTCATAAACTGCCTTTACCGGGTTTGGTACACTTACAACCTTAACAGGCTTATCAAAATACTTTGCATATATGTTCCATATTTTTTCTGATTGCTCAGATGTAATACCGTCACGTACCTTACCACCAATAAAAACAATACCCTTATCAGCATCATCAAGCAAATACCTTAAAGCATTAAAGTGACCCTTGGTAGGTGGTTTAAAGCCACCGGGGAGAAGAGCGATTCGCTCAACTCTTGTCTCCATATCTTCAAAATATTCTCTAAATGTTCTCACGACCCAGGTTTATCTTTTTGAAAGTTAGCTGAACTAAAATCTAATCTGTTAACAAGCTTAACAGCATTACCATCTCTATCAACCGCTACATATCCCTCAGGAGAAGTGACTCTCAGAACGCCTTCACCTTCATCGATGAAGTGCTTAGTGTTATATACAGCATTATTGTACTTGTTAATAAAGATCTGCTTAGCCTGTGACAACAAACTACTAACTTTAAACAAATTAACTATGTCATCCTTCTGAGCTTCGAATTGAGAGAGCTTTTGCTTGAGTGTTTCTTCTAATCTCTGTTTTCCAGCTACAGATTTTCTCTTATCAATCTCTTTACTGATACGAACAGTATACCATTCAATAAAATTCCTGTATGACTCTTCTGGATCGTTTAAGAACTTACCTTCTCGAATCTCCGTATTAATATAAGGGTTGAGAAGATCAGAAGGTAAGTCCTTGTAATCTATTTTGATTGAATCAGCAGTCTTAATTAAGTCTTTAACCTGCTTGACCTCATCATCTGTTAAATTTACAACACCAGTATCGTCTTTAAAGTAGGCATCATCAAACCAAACACCTGGAACCTGCTTCAACCGGTTAACCTTAGCACCAAACGATGCAGGACTGTCCAAATCACTGTATTCCGTGTGAAAAATAATGCCGAATACTGAATTAGCTATTTTTTTACCAAGATCTGAATCAGCTTCTACAGCATATTTGATGGTATTAGGTTGAAATGTGTAATGTACCTTATCATCTATGTTCTCCTTCTTAACTGATGAAGAATCAAACATAAAATCGCCTTGTATAATGTTCTTAATACCTAATTTAGGTAAATGCTTAAGAGCTTTTTTAAGTTTATCTGCTAAACCAGGAGCATGTCCATGATTTACTTCAATATCTTGCTCTGTATAATTAATTTTAGGATCTTTATTAAAAATAGACTTAGTACCAACAAAGAATTTACCGTTATCAGGGTGCTTTCCAGCAAAGATAGCAGGGGCTCCATCCCATTTTACTGTAGTACCGATCTTTCTCTTACTCTTTCCTTGTAAATGACCAAGTAAATTGGTTAAAAAGCCCTTAGCTTGATCGTAACCACCCTTACCTCTAGTAAGAATCAGTTCTTCTAAGTGTGTAAGATGTGTATTAGCTTTACCTTCTTCAAGGAGCTCTAAGTATTGTTCGAAATATAGTTTAAAGTTTTTCATTTTTTATTTATTTTTAGCAGATCCTATTGTTAAAAGTGCAGGCCCCAAATCATTAAGCTTAACAGCCCCAAGATTAAAGGGACCTTCTTTTTTAACATACTCCGGTAGAGCCTCTGGTTTAAATAGGTAATACTGTCCAAAGGCTGCTGCTCCTAATTTTGTATTAATCATTATATACCATTCAACATCATGGCTATTAGCATAATCACTAGCATAAGCTAGCTGCAACGCTTGCCTTACAGGGTTATACTCTGTTAAGTTCAGCCCGGATGTAACGTTTATAGTATTATTCTTATAGTGTCTCCTCACAAACTCGTCGATACCGGCTATTAAATCTTTCTCATCTATATCCTCTATCTGTGCTAATGCGTTTACTAACCTCGCCACATCCAGCCCTTCGGGGATTTTTCCCCCGGGAAAGAAATTACTGGCCGGTGGCGACAATCGCTCATGATACTGATCCGCTAATTTACCTAGGATAATAGTCTCAAACCCTTTATACGGATCCCCCGAAAAAGCGCCACCTAGTCTAGCATCAGATCCTTTAACCTCTAGATATTGTCCATTCCAAGTCAAATCCCCTGCGCCAGTCCTCATTTCTACGTCACTAAAGATAGTCGCCATAGCCAGCTCACCCATTCCTACCCCACGGCTGCCCTCTGTACCCTTCAATACCAGCAGATCGTTTAATGTCTCTTCTTTTAGACCAGATGCTTTTTCCATCTTATCTATAAGATCACCGACCTTTGTATACCGCCCGGTCCCCGGCGACCGGAGTTCTCGCGAGAAGGTCGGAACGCTCTCTTGACTTACGTAATCAAGGTAAGCTTGTAAATCATCATGTTGATGCAGAATATCAACTATCGCATCCGGAGCATTTTTATCATCTAACGTCGCATCATTAATATTTTTTCTATCTAAGTACTTCTTTACACCCCCTTCAAGAGGCCTTTTGGTTAGGTACCGTTTTATATACTCGAGCTCATTGTTTGGATCCAACATGTCCCGCTGATTTAAATCAGCCATCATAGCTGTAACCTCCTCATAAGTTGCCTCACCTAACACGTGAAGATGTCTACGCGGTGGAATCTTACCACGTACCTGCTTTTTATAAACGTCTTCTAATGACCACTGCATGATTAGTGTGCGTCTAAGTCTTCAAGTTCTTGTTCAACTGGTTCGTCAGAAAACTGAACCAATCGCTCGATTGTTTCGATAACCTTTCTAGGTTGTGTCCTACCAAACTCTTTGTTAACTTGAGCAGCAATGTTAATATCATCCATGCTCGGAGCATATATAAAGGCATTAGTCAACAAATCAGCAACATATACTTCACCCTCCGGCGAAATACCCTCTGGCTCTGGTGGAATGTCCTCTACATCAGTAGCATCAGCCTCAACATCAACTTCTTCGACATCAACTTCTTCTACTTCATCTTGCTCTAGATAAATCTTTCTATATTGTTGTATTAACTTTAGTGTTTTCATGATTCTATTACTCTTTCTCAGCCGCGGATTTTTGTATTGCTTTCTCCAGCTTATCAGTTTGATCATCATAGATCTTAACAGCTTGCGCCGCTAAGCCCTGCCTCTCTTTCACGGCCTTTTTAGCCTTTTGTGGAGCGGTTCCCATTAAACCGGCGATCTTTCCCAGCGGCCCACCCTTTGCCTGGTTAGCTAGCTTACTAACCTCCTTATCAACCTTATATTCCCCCTCACCACCGCGGGCAATCGTAGCTTCTGCATCCTCTACCGGGATATCAGGGGCATACTCTCGCTTAAAGCTATCAAAAATATCGAAAGGGCTACTCACACCAAACATTTCAAAAGCATCAACTACTTCACCGTTAACATCTCTTAACTCTACAGTATACTTGTCTTCACCGGGTCGACTCTCTTCTACCAGTTTTAGAAATTTACTCATGTATATATTTATGGAAGTAGTGAGAGTTTTATATTTATATTAGATAGAAACTGGCTTTCAATTTGCTGTAACTCATATCTTCGAAGGAAAAGCCTGAACTTATAGAAAGAAACAGCTGATGTATCCTTCTTATTAAACGACATATAGTCTCTTTCTTCTAAAAATGTATCAAAGCCTTCTTCACTATAAGTAATGTTAGTGGGTAGTGCATTAAAAATGCGCTTAACCAGTGTATGTTCAATAGTTTTACCGTCTGTCATATAGTAAAACCATTTTTTACTACCAGTCTTTGAGCATACCTTAATAAGTTCTTTAATTATAAAGTGTACACCGAGTTTATTTTTCTCTTTTCGAGTTAATTTAAGTTCGTTTTCGGTAATATAAAGAAGATATTCATTAAAAGACTTATCTAGACACTTGTTTAGGTTAATAAATTCGAAGCCACGTACAGAATCACTTACGCCTTCCGATTCTGACGTTGATAATTCCGTTGTAGTAGTCATCTCTTAGCAATACCTCCTCTTCAAATTGTAGTTTAGTTTCGTGATAACTCAACTCCCACTTAGAATCACACCATCTTAGGATTTCAAACTTAAAATTACCTTTTCCAAGTATTCTTATATGCTCATTAAGCTGATTTGATGAAGAAGTGTAGCTCTTCCAGTCAGTTTCGATTTCATACCGGCGTTTATTCTTCTTTCCCTTTAAAGGAGGACGCTTTCTAATAGACTTACACTGCTTCTTACCAATATACTTCATATCATTAGTAAGATTTGTTATCTTATAAATGAAACCATAAGGTAAGTCTGTGCCTTCCTCGAGAATCCCCTCCCAATGTCCTAAATCACTCAATCGTACTCTTTCTCTACACTGTAATCAAACAGCGCCTTAT